TTTCTTGCTCTAGCAGCCGCAGCCTTTACGCCTTTTGTTTCAAAAGACTCAGACTCTATTTTGTACGATTCAAATGCTTGAACTATTTCATCGTGTGTAGCCATTGTTTTTTCTCCTTTTTGGTTATGATATCATAATGAGTTTGTTAAACTCCATATTAGTATATCGGTTGTTTTGATTCAAATCAATCAGATAGTTTGCCAAATGCTAATTTTGGTATGTGGAGATAAATTGATACACATCTTTCCACGTGTCACATCTGGTCACATCCTTGTGTTTGAAATCCTTGTTGTGTGGCTGGGTAAAAAGTATAGGTATCATACCTGCATTCAATCCTGCCAATGCATTCACTGGTTTATCTTCTATCCAAAAACTACCTTTAGGTTGTTCTGCCAATGCAGCATCTTTGTCACTGCCAGTGTCTAAAAATATCACGGTGTCAAATATTTTTCCAAATCTTTCTTCTAGATTGTCGTTGCGTGCTTTTTGAGCCATTGGATCCAAAGTTTGACTGGTAATTAGTTTCATAGTGTAGCCTGCATCATACAACAACTTTGTATAATGACTGGCTCCGTCAATGGGATCTAAATATCTCATATTGGCACTTTCGTTGAATATTTGTATCAACAATGAACATGCTTCTTTGTTTATGCCGTAGTGTTCTTCTACCTTGTAACTGTTTTCTTTTATTTTTTGATAGCCTTGACGTTTCATCCAATTGTCAAAACCCTGTTCCCAATGCAACAATACTCCGTCCACATCACACAGTATCAATCGTTTGCTCATATAGTAAGTCCTGTGGTGCTCTGCATATAACTGCTGCCCACTTCTTTGTTGCTGGGTGATATGGTCAAAATGTGTTGTGTATTGATCCAATGTTCATGTGCACCTGCTGTGAGTGCCCAAGGCAACATGCCCACTCCTGATTGAGTTTGTATCATACACATGGGTTTACGCACACAAATTTCTGTGTCGTTGAATTCGGTGATCCTAGTAACCAGTTCTTCTTTGCTGATCAATTTCACTGTGAACACATCTGTGTTGTTCACTTCTTTCATAAAACTATTCATTTTTTCCTTTGTTGAAATGAGCCTTAAGTTGTTGATATCCACCTATCAATTCTCCTTTAAGTATGATCTGTGGCACTGTTCTAGCATTGGGTATTGATTCCAGCAGTTGTTCTCTACTCCAACCCATGCCTATCATTCTTTCTTCAAATACTATCTCTTTGGATTTCAACAAAGATTTGGCCATGTCACAAAAAGGACATTGCAGTTTGCTCCACACAATGGTTTGGTTTGATTCTGGCATCAATGTATTATACACTATTTAATACAGTGTTGTCAATGGGGTCTTTGAATCAGAATTTTATAATTTGAATTTGGAGAATGAATCTTTTTTGATGTCTTGTTTGATGCCACCCACTATGTAGCTCTCCACTTCTGTCTCTTGTGGAGCCACTTGTACGCCATGACTGCTTAACCAATGACTGGTCCACGGCAGAGGATTTTGTGTGGCTGGTGTGTCAAATTCTGCGTCATAGCCCAATGCTTTTAATCTTTTGTTGGCAATGTGTTCCACATATTGACCCAACAATCTTTCATTCAATCCTATAATGCTGCCATCTTTAAACAAATGTCTTGCCCAGGCCTTCTCTTCTTCCACGCATTTTTTGAACATCTCAATCACAGTCTTGTCTTCTTGTTTGATTATTTTTAGAATGTCTTTGTCGTCACCCTTTTGCCATGCTTTGATCACATGAGTGGTTAGGTTTAAATGTGTGGCTTCATCACGTGCTATCAATGAAAGTATCTTGGCAGATCCTTCCATCAGTTTTAATTCTCCAAACGCAAAGGTACAAGCAAATGACACATAGAATCTTAAACCTTCCAATAGATTCACATTCACCATGGCCAAATACAATTGCCTTTTTAATTCTTCCACTGAGCCTTTACGGTTCACTGTGTATTGCAATGCCAGTTCACCAAACTTGTCATAGTTTTCAGTGACTGACACTGCTCTTTTGGTGATCTCTTTGTCGTTCAATATGGTGTCAAACACTTCGGATGGATCTGAATAAACATTCTTCATGATGTGTGTGTAGGCTCTGCTGTGTATGGTTTCGAAGAAATCCCAACTCACAATACAGCCTTCCAATTCAGGATTGCTGCAATAGGGTAAAAAGTTTAAACTGGGTCCTCTGCCTTGCACAGAATCTAACAGTGTTTGATATTTTAGATTGGATGTGAATATGTGTTTTTGTTCTGGACGAAAATTCATAAAGTCGGAACGATCTTTTTGTAAACTGACTTCTTCAGGTCTCCAAAAATAACCCAACATGGTCTGATTCAGTTTGTCAAATTGTGGATACTTGAACACATCGTATCTTTGTATGGAAAGATCCTCACCAAAGAACATGGGCTCTTTGCTCCAATCCACTTCATTTCTGTTGAATATCACTTTACTCATAGGTCGTATTTATTGTTTATATGGCACAGGCATCACACTCAGTATCTTCTGTAGCACCTTGCTTTACATTAACATCTGGTTCAGGCAATGTCAAGTCTTCTGATCCGTCTTTGACATCTATGGGATCTATGCCTGCTGGTTGAATGCTGTCTTCTTCACCTTTGAAATCATAGGTATTTTGATAGTAGCTAGTTTTCCATCCGTATTTGTATGCATTCAACATGTCTGTGGCCATCACACTCAGTGGCACTTCATTGTTGTCATAGTTCAATGGGTTATAACTCCAGTTGCCAGATATAGCTTGATCAAAATATTTTTGCATCACAGCCACTATTTTAATGTAGCCATCATTGCTGGGCATGTCCCACAGCAGTGTGTATGAATTTTTTAATTTGGGAAAACCTGGAATAACTTGTTTGAGTGGACCTTTTTTACTTTTCTTAATGCTGAGTAGTGCTCGGGGAGGTTCTATGCCATTGGTTGCATTAGAAACCACCGATGAACTCTCACTGGGCATCTGGGCACTCAATGTGCTGTGTCTCAATCCAAACTGTTTGATGTCTTTTCTCAATGACTCCCACGACATTCTTAATTTGGGTAATACTATTTCATCCACTTCTTTTTTGTAGGTATCTATGGGCAACAGTCCATCTGCATATTTGGTTCTGTCAAATTTTGTACATGGGCCTCTTTCTTTGGCCAATTGATTGCTGGCTTTGAGCAGATAGAATTGAAATGCTTCTGTGAGCTTGTCCACTGCCTCCCATGCGGCCTTATGATGATATTTTACTTCCATGCGTGCTAGATAATGTGCCAGTCCTATGTAGCCTATGCCTAGACTGCGTCTGGCTTTGGTGCTGACTTCTGCTGCTTTCACGGGATATTGTTGATAATCTATAATTTCTTCCAATGCTCTCACTGCCAAATCACACAAAGGTTCAAGTTCGCTCAATTCATTCAGCACGCCCACATTGATAGCACTCAATATGCACAGTGCTATTTCGCCTTTTTCATCGTCAATGTGATTGATTGGCGTGGTAGGCAGTGTGATTTCTTGGCACAAATTGCTCATGCTGACTTTGTCTTTGAACGATGAATGACTGTTGACATGATCCATGTTCATTATGTACAGTCTGCCTGTTTCTGCACGTTCTTTTAACAGATCAAAGAATAGTTCTTGTGCTCCAACAGTTTTTTTGGGAATTTTTTTATCAGTTTCGTACTTTATATACATGTTGTCAAATGCGTCTGTGCCAAATGCATCATACAATCCTGGCACTTCATGTGGTGAGAACAAAGTGATCTCTTCATTGTTGATGAATCTTTCATAGAACAATTTGGATAACTGTATGCTGTAGTCCATTCTACGCACACGATTGTCTTCTGTGCCTTTGTTGTTTTTTAATACCAGGATGTCTTCTATCTCTGAGTGCCAGATGGGGAAGTGTACAGTGGCATTGCCACCTCTCACGCCATTCTGTGTGCAACATCTCACTGTGCTTTCAAATTTCTTAAGGAACGGAATCACTCCTGTGTGCTGTACTTCACCGCCTCTGATTTTGCTGTTGATGCCTCTGATACGGCCAGCATTGATGCCGATGCCTGCTCTTCTTGCCACATACAGTCCAATGGCCATGTCACTGCTGAATATGGAAGTAAGTGTGTCATCTGAGTCCACCAACACACAGCTGGCAAATTGACGTATGGGAGTTCTTACACCTGCCATCACTGGAGTGGGAATATTAATCTTGTGAGTG